GCCATTTGGCCGAGTTGAAGAATCCTTCACCAGCCCACCAATGATTCGACCACGCGGGGCCGCGATGATGTCAATGCCATTGAAGCCGCTATCCAAAATCAAATTTCCCTCCAGCAGCGTGTCCTCCAAATCAGAGAAGTTCGTGCCATCCACCTTGATGCCGCACGACCTTGAACGCACTGACACATTGTGAAGAAACTTGGCAAAGCGAGAGTGGCCCATCACGCTGTAGGAACCACTTGACAAGGCAGCAAGCGTAGCGCAGTCCTCGGCAACGTTGCCAATGAACTGGTTGTGTTGGCATGGGGGCTGACCACCTTGCGAGAACTGGGTAAAAGCGTCGTACACGAAGCCATTCACATAGTTCAAGGTCGCCTTGCAGTACGAAGCGCCACCCGAAAAATACACCGCATGCCTTCCCGAGTTGGCACCCCCGTAGAACTTGTTCAGCGAACCAAGAACGCCCTTTGCGTCGCCCACCAGCAGCCCATAACCACGGCCATCGCTAGAACCCACCAGGTTGCGCACCTCATTGCTCACAACTTCGCCAAAGTCGCACCCGCTGTCGAGCTTGACGAAGTTGTTGAAGCCCTGTCCAGCCACGCTACCAGTGGCCCGGACACGCCGAACAGTCAGCCACCGAGCCGGTGTCGCGCCGTCGGTGAAAACGAAAAAGGTGTTCGTAGTTTCATCAATTGCAGTACCATGCACAGGCCCCCGACCTTCAATGGTGATGCGGTCGGCCAGTGGGCGGAACATGTGCTTCGTACGATCAGCCTGGCGCAAGGTCACTTCCTTGCTCCAGTCAATTCGCACCCCTGGCTGCGTCAGCGCAATGTCCGCAAAGGAATAGATTCCAGGCTCAGTGAACAGAACGTCATGCCCACTCGCTGCTGCAATCGCAACCACATTGCTGCAAGAGTTCACCCCGGTTAAATCGACGTCGCCGTAGCGGCACACATCGCCAGGCTCATAACCGATGTTGACAGGAGTGACCCCGTTGGCGGCCTCCTTGGCGGTTCGCCCTTTATTGACGCGAAGCAGCTTTGACAGCTGGTCATTCTGGTCAGGTTGAAGTGCGAACCCGTGCTTCTCCAGCACATTGGCCAATTCCTCCTGGACTGCGTTGAACCAGGCACCGTTCAGATAAGTCGGCAGCGCACTGGTGCCGGGAACACCGTCGGTGAATCCGTCCTTGCCAGAGCCAAAAAGGTTGCGGGCGCGGTTGATGGTGTCGATGCGACGCATGGTTTTCTATTCCCCAAAGTGAAAGTAGCAAAGCGTGTACGCAGGCTTCAGCCTATTGATCACACACTGCAAGGGCTCGATCAAGCTCCAATTGGTCAGCGGCTCAGTGCAGGCACTGCCGCACATGAAGTACGTGACGCGCACAGCGTCTTTCGACTGCAGTGACCACACGTGAAGCCACCCTTCCCCGGCAACTGGCGAATCACACGCGCTCTTGCAGACAAAGGGCGTGAACTCCCTCACGCGCGGCTCGGTGTAGCCCAAGGCACGCGCCACAGCTTCGAAATAGGCCGGCGTCTGCCCGCCCATCTCCATGATCTTTGCCACCAGCGCCAGCCGGCGCTCCTGGTCGGTCTCCGCAAGCGCGGAGCACATGTCCGGCAACCCGAAGTCCAACTCCCACTCGCCGAGCAGTTCGGACGTCAGCGATGGATCCAACTGCACCAGCAAGTTCCAAGCGCCATCGGCCCCCATTTGCAGCGCCTGCGCCACCGCCTTCAACTCGGCGTCAACCGCCGCGTCGTCGAAGTAGTAGCTCACCGGCGGCAGCAGCCGCTTCAGCAAATCGACCAGAGCTTCGGAGGCGGCCATTCTCAAACTACCAAAGTCACGGAGCCCACCACCGCAAGCTCCAGGTGCGTCGCATCCAGTACCGTCGCAACGTTCGCAGCAGGCGCGGTCAAATGCACATCGAGCACACCCGGCACGTTTTGAATGGCCGCCGTCAACTGCGAAGCCGACACCGACTGCCCGGGCTCCAGCGTTTCGAAGTAGGCAGCGATCGCGGCCCTGGCCTGAGTCTGAGCACCAGACAAGGAAACCCCAGCCAGCTGCACAGTCGCAGTCACCTCAATCTGCACAAAGGTAGGCTGAAGCACCAGCACCGCCGCTGTCACAGGCCTCTTCTGCTCGATATACGAGCTCACTGCCTCGATCAGCTCAATCGAGGGCGCCACCCCGTTCGGCGCGAGGATGGCCACGTCCACAGCGCCCAGCGTGCGCCGGTTGCCAAAGACGAATGCACGCGCAACACCAGGCACCTCAAGAGCCCAGCGCCTGTAGTCGGCCAATGCACCACCGGCCGGGCCCGAACGCATCACCTCCAGCAAGCGGACCCGCAAACTTTCATCGTCTTCCTCGGCTTGCCCGCCATCCATTGAAATCACCAAGGCACCGGTCAGCCCCACAGCTGGGGTGTTCAGCGTCAGGGCAGTGTTGGCAGCCGTCTCACCGTCCAGCCCGGCCACCAAAGCCCGTGCGGAAACATCCACGGTGCCCGTGGGCCCTATCAGCGCGTTGGCCGTCAACTCGTAGACAACACCAGATGGAGACAGCAGCTGCTGCCCCAGGCTTGCAGCGGAACCCACGGTACCTGCCACCCGAACCAGGCCGGCAGCTGCCACCGCGGGCCTACGCACTAAACCGCGCTCCGATGCAAGCATGGCAAGGAATTCGGAATCCGCTGTGGTCGCGAAACGCTGGCGGCTGATCCACCACTGGTGCTCATGCAACGACTCCACCACCGCCGCAACCGCAGCAGCCCGCACCGCGTGGTCGCTGTCCACACCCACACTTGCCCCAGGAACCTGGTTGGCAATGGTCTGCAGGTATCGAGCCTTCAGTTCGTCGAAAGACGGCGTTGAAAAGGGCATCAGGCCACCTTGATATGCAGTTCAAAGCGGCGTGCCACGCCACCGCTCACGGTCAGTTCCACCAGCATGGCCAGGCGGCCTGGCTGGCTTTGCGTCGTGACCTCGAGTGCGTCCACGCGGCCGTCGTCCAGCAGCGGCTGCAGGGCCTGGCGGGCGTAGTCCTCGGCCAGGCGCCGCACCCGGGGCACGTCCTTTTCGCGCTGCAGCTCGTGCAGCCGCGACCCCATGTCGGGCGCATGCCAGTACGCCCCCAGCGGCGTCATCAGGCGCAGGTACACCGCATTGGCCAGGCCGTCGGCAGGGTCCGTGGCCAACGCGCCGTCCAGCAGCACGTAGCCTTGGGTTTGGGGGCTGATGTAGGCGTCGCTCATGGCGGTCACATCGCCTCGCCCGGCGGGTCAGTCGGCCCGGAACCGCCGTGCTCAACGTGGGTGTGGGCATCGAAGGTGGCGCGCATGCTGGCCATCGTCTTGGCGCCGTTCGCATCGGCCACGTTGCCCACGGCCGTCACGTCGCCGGTGGCATGCACCAGGGGCGTGTTCAGGTTCACCTGCGTGCTGGCATTCACGGTCAGCACCGGCGTGTTGATCGTCATGCTGGTAGCAGCATCCACCACCACCTTGGGCGCCTGCACCAGGATCGTCCTGTCCTCGCGCAGGTGCACCCGGTCGCCCCACAGGCTGTAGACGCACACCTCGCCCTGCGCACCCAGCACCACGCGATAGTTGCCATGCTCGGTGGCCACCACCACCGCCGCGCTGGTGCGTGCCCCCAGGGGCAGCATGATCATCTGCGTGCCCGCCGGCGGCGCGCTGGTGAAGCCGAATTGCTGGAACAACTCGTGCGCCTGCAGCCGCTCGTCGGCCAGCCCTTCGCCAGATGCCAGCTGCACCTTGGGGCTGCGGTCCAGACCGGCCAGCACCGCGCGGAAACCACTGCGCACGCCGGCCAGCGCGCGCTGGATGTGACGGGCCATCTGCTCGCTCATGGCGGCGCCCCCGTGCTGGCATCAATCACCCGCAGCGGCACGCTATTCTTGCCACGGCGGTGCTTGCGCAGGCTGGGGTGGGCGTACAGCGCCCAGGCGCCGTCTTCCTTCATCACCAGTTGCGTCAGCTGCCCGCGCACCTTGTCGGCCGTGAACTTGCGGCCTATCAGGAAGTAGATGCCGTCCAGGTTGTGCGGCTCGCTCACCACGCGAAGGCGCTGGCCAGCCCGCCACAGCGCGCCGGCGGCAGTGCGGTGCCCCTGCACCAGTGCGCGCAGCTCGTAGGCCTTCACCCGCGCATCGCTCATCAGCTTGCTGCCCCGCGCCGCGGCAATGCCTTGCGTGGTGGCCTCGTGGTCCACCACCACCCGCGGCCGGTACACCGTCACGCTGGGGTCGCGCAGCACCGCGCGCACGTTGTTCTGTCCGGCCTTGTGGCTGTTGCCGCTACTCTGGCCCAGCACAGTCAGCTCGCTGTAGCGCTCGTCGCCAGACCGGTGCTCATCCAGGTCCAGCACATTGGTCGTGCCCTGGCTGTTCACCACCAGCGTGGCCACCGGCGCCGAGTCGTAGCGCGGCCCGCCCACCACCAGCGTGCCATCGGGCTCGAACCAGGGAAACAGGCCATTGGCCTCGGCGGCGCGGCGCAGCATGTCCCAGGCCGTGTCGCCGGGTTCGGTGTTCACCCGCTCGCGCGTGATAGGGCGGGTGGCATCGATGCGCACGCGCGTCACGCCCAGCGGCTTCACGATCTTTTCGACCACGGTCTGCAGGCTCATCAGCGTGGCCGTGAACATCGGCGCCGAACAGTCCAGCAGCACGCCAGCCCGGTCGCGCCCGGCCAGCATCAGCCGCTGCCCGTTGCGGCCCACCAAATGGCTCACGTTGTCGATCGCGCCGTCCATCACCAGCTCGCCGCCCACCCGCACCTGCACGGCCGCGCCAGGCTTCACCTCGGCCGGCACCACGATGCTGCTGCTGGCCAGCTCCACGCTCCACGCGTCGGCCGGCACCTGCAGGTGGCTGTCCAGGTCGTAGCGTTGCCAGCCGGTGTGCGCGCGCCCGGCCACCTCGATCTGCACCTGGTCGACGTCAGCGCGCATAGCAGCGCACCTCCTGGCCCGCCTGCACCGCAATGTGGCGGCCCATGCCGTTCAGCTGCACCAGCTCGGCCGCGCGCCGGTGGTCACCGTGCAGCGCATGCGCCAGCAAGCGCGGCACGCCGGTCAGCGGCGCATTGCGCAGCACCACGGGCGGGCGCTGCTCAATCACCGCCAGCGCCGCCTGCTGCACCTGGAAGGCCGCGGCGCGCAGCGCGGCCTGCACTTCGTACTGCGGTCCCGCTTCGGCAGGTTCAGCCGCTGCGCGCATGGCGTCCATCGCGCCCTGCAGGCCTTCCCGCGTGCGGGCGGCCACCGTCTCCACGGCGGCGCGAGACAGGCTGTTTTCTTCCACCTCGCCGGCCAGCACGATCATTGCCGCGTCGCACAGCGCCGTGGCAGCGTGCACGTACAGGTGCGCTCGCACCATGCGGCCGTTGGCGGTGGTGCCGCCCGCGGCCCGCGCCAGCGGCCCCAGAAAGGCCGCCACCAGGTCGAAGTCGGCCTGGGCGCCATTGGCCGGCGGCACCGCCTTGCCGGCGTAGGCCAGGTTGCGGCCCCCGAAGGCCAGGCCGTC